CGCCAGGAGAGGTGCCATCGTCTCGATCACAAAAGTCGAGATCAGTAACCTTAAGGCTACCAGCTTGCGTCCCCGTAAATCCACTCCTGGTGGGGGTTCGCACGTTGCGTGTTCTTGCCGGTTGATAGAACATCGCAACAAGGAGATAATCTCCCATGGGCTCAAGCTTGTTCGGTTGAGGTTCGCGCTTCCTAGTGGCGAACTACCGGACTTGGCCGTGGGAGAGTTAAACAAGTATCTCCTTTTCTCGTTGGGCGGAGGAAGCCGCCCTTCTTGTCCTTTCCCTAGGACCCAGCGTGGCTGGGACCCCCAGGGTTTCCCTCTCCTCGCTCGTCTGGGCCGGAGGCAGAGATGGGAGCTAGCGCAGTCCTGCGCCTCCATCAAGCGATCTCTGATCGCTAACTGCGTCCGGTGCGCACCTTCCTCCTGGGAACGGTGGGCAGCCCGCGCGTGCGTGGAACCTGATCCTCCTGTCTCCGAGGAGTACATCCGTTTCGCTAGGACTCAGTCCCGGCGCATCTTCCGTCTTGGGTGGGACAGATCTTACGAATCGTTTTGCGACTCGTTCTGCCCCAAAGCTTCCATGCGTGCCGAACGCGCGCGGGCTGATCTCTGGTGGTCGACTAATGTCGGCCATCGGAGGTTTCAGCTCGCCGTTCGCCGCGGGGTCGCTCCGTTTGACCTCGACTGGAGATTTCGGTACAAGGATGTACCCTCGGTTGGGAAGGTACGGCCGATGGGGATCCCGACTTTTAGTTGGGATCTCCTGGGGCCGCTCCACAAAACTATGTACCAGTACATAGCGAGTAAGGAATGGCTCTGCGTCGGCCCGCCGACTGAAAAAAAGATAGGACGCGTCTGCAAGTACCCGCTGCAGACGTCGGTAGACTTGGTGTCAGCGACGGATGGTCTTTCGATCCCGGTTGCCGATGCGATCCTCGGGGTCGCGCTTGCCAAATCTACTAGGGTTCCAGGTGCCGTCAAAGCATGGGCGGCCGAGTCTCTGTATCCTACGATACGGGGTCGGCGGGTCGTCCATGGTCAAATGATGGGTTGCTACCTTTCCTTTCCTCTTCTCTGTCTCCAATCCTACATTGCTGCTCTCTGGGCAGCCCGTGGGCAGTGCGCTAACTTTCTTGTTAACGGCGATGACACCTTGGTGTCGTCGCAGGGTCCCCTCGGGTCGTAC